TTGCTGGTTTGCGGGAAGGATTTCATCGGCTTTCACGGCTTCCCCCCCCATATAAAAAAGATCATGACTTAATCTCCTGTAACGGCTTGTCCCCGATAAACAAGGACACGGTCGTTGTCGCGTCCCCGGCTTCGGCTTGCGAGAACGTCGCTGAATGTTTGATCCCGAAAATCTTGTATTGTCCGTTATATTTTTCTTCGAGGGAACGAATTTCAGCGATACGGCCAACCTTCAGCTCAGGGGAAAAAATACGGTCAACTTCCAGATACCCGTCACGGCGTTTGGGAGTTGTTTTATTATCTTCTGACGATAACACAAAAACCGCGCCGGACATAACTTCATTGTCTGCCAGAACGTATAAAGTCTCAGCGGCAATAAATGCCTGGTTGTTGGTCATTTTCTGAATTTCATCGTAAGGGTTACCGATTATCACGCGCCCCCGGGACGCTTCCGTTTCAGCCGTTGCAGGCCCGCCAAGCACGCCAACCAATAACTGTGGGAGGTTTTTTGCGCATTGTGTTATCGCGTCTTTCATCGCGGTATCTTTTGTGAAGGTTTCCGACATAAAGCCGTTTTGTGCCTGATACGCCCCGTCATAGCACTCTAATTTCGTGTACCATTCGGTATTTTGTTTATAAGAATAAGATTCTTGAATATTACCCCGGAAAATCTCAATTAAGGTTTTACCGTATCCGGCCATTATAATTATCTGCCAATAATCAACCTTGGTGAATTTATCCTTTCCAAGTCGTGCGCGTGTATTGGGGGAAAGATTAATAAAGGTTAAAGAGGCGTTTGACAAGGAAGATCCCTTAACCCCGGAATCAACTTCCATCGTACACGTTATCGGCGGCGTGATAGATATAGCAAAGCCGTTCGGTGTGGTTATTCTTACCTCGTAATTGCGGAGGAACTTCAAACCGAAGCCCCTGCAATGATCATATCACGCACGGTCAATGCATCCGAGTGCGTTAAAAGAAACAAACTGACGCGCCCGGATACAAAATCATTAATCAAAAACGGCTCGAACGTGTCCGTTATAACAACAGCCAGCCCGAAAGGAAGCGTATTGATATGACGGGAAAGGACATTTTGTCCTCGAACCAGTTTTAAACCCCGGGCGGTAAAGGTCTCATATTTAATATCGATATACCAGTTTTGTGTTCTCGGGGAAAAATATAAAGAGAAGTATATTATTTTCCTTGTTACGGGATCGGGGACATTAAAAGTCTGTGAAGGATTCGAGGTTAAACCGGTTATTTGTACCATTATTGCGCTATCCCCCAGCCTAAAGATTTCGCCGCGGTTAAAAGAATTCCCTTTTGATCGGTCGTTTTCCCCGCAACCTTTCCGGCATCCTCAGCGGGAGCCACTTGCGCGTCAATAGCTGATTTATAGTTACCCTCGTCGAACGTCGTTGTTTTAACATCCGTGAAACGCATTTCCTGCAATGTCACGGAAAAAGAGGTATAATCATTACTTGACTCGTCCTGACTCGGGTTAACCGACGTGATAAGCATATTGTAGTGAATCGACCACGGGGAAACAACCGTAACCAGCTGGAAGGTTTTTTGCATTGCCGTAAGCTGTAAGAAAGCTTTTTGCTGAAGGGTTAAAGTCGGTTCCTCGCCTTTGAAGAAATCAACAATATTTCCTACACGCTTTGCTATAGCCTTTGCCTGATTTGCAACGTATGCCGCTTGTGACGCCATGACGGCAGCCTTTTGCGTCATTCCTTGCGTGAACGGGCCAAGATAGGCATTGACCGCGCCTAGACGCGACGTGAGCGTATTAAACGCTCCTTCAACGCCCTGAGGGATACGATAGACCAATTCGCCTACTAATCCCGTCAATGTTATTTCGTCCGACTCGTTTATAGCCTGATCGTTTATAACAGAACCGTTTTCCGTGTAGTGTTTCGAAACACCGACCTTGCTGGTAAAGTTTTCCCCGGTAGGAATATCAAACACCCAGCCGCCAATACCTTTTGAGCCATTAGCGATCAAAATCAATTGGCTTTTATCGTCGATATATTGTTTCGCGCTTGAGGATAAATCTATTTGTGACGGTTTCTGTACGATCGGTGAAAAACTCATTTTTAGTGTTTCTCCATCTTCGAGCTGGTTAATTTATTATAGGCGTCTTGATTCGACTTCGTAACAACGGCTTGCACCTCTTGCGCGGTTGCCTTTGGATCTTTTGCCCCGTTTATGTTTATTGTCGTGTTGGTCGTAGCTGTTACGGGCGCGGGAGTCGGAGAGCGTCCAGAGAACCATGCCCCGATATTATCCTTCATGCTGGTCAATTCACCGCCGAAAAGCTGGAACTGTTTTTCTATTGCCCCGCCTAATCCCTGCTCTTGAACATCTTTTCCAAGTCCACCGAACGCGCCCGACACGTTTTTAAGGGATAAGGTTTCCTTTACGAATTCAAGCGAGTGAGCAATAGCAGAAATAATATCCCCAAACAATCCCCATTTCTTGGTCATTTCGTCCAGTTTGGAGAAATCCCCGGTAAAAATGGAGTGTATCGCTTCGGCAACCAATTTGACAACATCGAGAAAGCCGTCGAACACTTTCTTGAGCGCGGGGAACCCTTCGAGGAATCGCCCGATTAAACTGTCTTTTCCCTGGGAGTAGAGATAGATATCCTCAAGAATCGCCATAAAAAGAACCAAGGCGGCTACGGGGAGCATTACCGAGGCGTTCAGCATTATAAATATTGCCGCCAAAGCTAATATGGCATTTTTCCAGCCTATCGTACTTTGTATTGTTTTATTGATAAGGTCAGCCACGCGAATGATCATCGTGACGGTTTTTTGTATCCACTCTGACAATTTCGCCCCGTAGTTCCGTACGAATTCGGCTATCTTTTTCGAGATTAAATCTATGGACGGAGCCAAAGCCGTAACGAATTTAGCCTGTAAAAAGTTCGCCGCGTTCTTCACTGTCTCGAGCGAGGCACGGGCTTTGTTCATTGAGTCAAGATTAGACGAGGGAATAACAAACGCATTGGCCGCCATTTCGTCAAATTGTGCATTGGTCAGTTCGAGCGTTTTTACCAAGTCATTCGAAATACCAAATTGCCCGGCTATGTTCCGGCGCATTGATTGCGAGAGTCCTTGTGTTTTCGTCCTGATTGCTTCCAGAACCTTGAAGGGATCGGAACGGGAATCAATACCGAGTAATTGATAGCCGGATATATTCCCCTGACCGAGCCGGATTTTAGCCTGATTGGAAGAAATTGCCTTGATTGATTCCGCAACCGTTGCCCCAGCCCCAGAAACTTGCTGCGCGACGGCTTTCCATTTCTGCATCTCTTCCACAGATTCGCCCGTATCATCTACGAATTTCTGCATCCCGAGAGACTGGTTAAACTGATCGTTGACCGCCCCTATCGCCGCAGAGAGAGATAGTGTCCCGGCAATCGTTCCGACGAGCATATTCTTCATGCCCGTGAGGGATTTATTGAAGGCTTCGGCGGGGCCGGTATCGGCTTTTAAACCTATGTGGGCGAAAAGTTCTAAAATATTAATAGTTTATCCCTCCCCGCACTTTAATAGTACACGCGATCTGGTCTTTTATCAACTGAGCAATAAAAAAACCCGGCACGGGTAGGAGTGATAGCACCCCGTGCCGAGCCGGGCCGAAACCCTTATTTATTCAATTCATATTCGACCGCTTCATATTCAGAAACAAACCCCTCGTAAGCTAAGGCGTTGAGAACGTCACCCACCGGCGCATTTTTAACATCCCCAGGATCGCCACCGTAATAACCCGCCTTAGCCAACCGCAAAGCAATCAGGTCAACATCATCAACGTTTACTTCTGTATCAGGCCTTTTGCGAATATCGCCCCGAGGTCCCCGAACGACGAAACGAGGCCTTTGATAAAAGGGCCGCAATTGGCCTTTATGACTTCTATCATGATGGGATAATACAAAGGACGATTGTCTGCTTTCTCGAAGAAGTCTATGTTAATCGCCTCTTTTCCCTGTTCTTTGTAACATTTCTTCGCGCAGCTCATTGCCGCGTTTTCAACTTCATCGGAACACGCCGGGCCTAAAAGAAGGTTGAAAACCGTTGTCGCGATTCCCCCGGCTCCGGATAAATCCGTTGAACCGATATCTATTTTCCCCGCTTCATCTTTCTTGACTATATCAGAAGAAATTCCACCAAGGTCGAGTTTCTGACCCTTGAGCGCACGCCCAAGGGCTTTTTGTAGCGCCATAGCGTCCTGAAAGGACGCGGTTTCAATATGAATATCCACTCCTGAAATATTCATACCTTAACCCATCACTCTGTCGGCATTGGAGAACACAATCACGTAAATGGAGATTGCCTGTTCGGTATCCCCCTCGACGTTTTCTTTCCCGCCTGGCATTTTCTGAACGACTCCACCGCTCATGGTGTACACCTCATTGGTAATGTTTCCCTTACCATCGCCCGAGCGTTTAATAAACTCGCCTGAAATCAGGATGAACGCTGGCGGGTCATTGATATATTCCTGCATACGGGAGGCAAGGTATTTATCGTCAGCCGTTCCGCGAATTACGCGAATCGTGACGTTTACCTGTTTTCCCGTAGAGTTATACGCATAGATTGCGTTACCGTTTTTACCCTGCTTGAGTTCAACAAGGTTATTCGGCGCTTCAATATTGACAACGTCTCCGGTTGCGAAATCAGTCAGCATCCGCGAATCCAGTATCGTTGTATCTTTTCCAGTAAGTGCTACGCTCATTTAATTTCCTTTCCCTTGAAGGGTTAAAAAGCCCGCCGAGTGACGGGCCGCTGTTTTAGCTTTCAATCATCACGGACACATCGGCCGAATGAATTGCACCGGCGTCTTTACACGCTATGTACGTCGCCGGAGCCTTTCGCGCATTACGGTCTCCCTGCGGTTGCGAAGCAATCGGCAAGGAATAAATGAAGTACCCAAATCCGGCAATGTTCCGGTCATGATCCTCGGGGTTACCAAAACGGGTCGAGGAATTCCAAGTACCGGGCGCGAATACGCCTGCTTGTACGAATTGCTGAAGGACTTTCCGGTATGCGCCTTTCAGTCCGTTCATGCCTTCCTCGGTCTGTGGGATCTTTGTATTAGTCGTTGCCAGAAAGTTAAACCCGGCAATGGTAATACGGAGTTTCAGGGCAAGCCGGGAATAAATCTGGTCGAAGAACTGATTTGCCCCGGAGGTAAAGACTTTCGGAACGCCAAAGTCTCCGTAAAAATCTACACCGGCATTTTTGCAGTCAGTCAGAATCGTTTGATTCATACCCGGATCCCCTACAACGCCCGTTATGTCTTTCCCGTGCATTGTGTGAGCGGTATTGAATCCCGCGAAATCAATCGAAAGTCCCCGTCCGGCATACCCCGCGGCGAAGTCAAACGCATCATCTGCCGATGAGGAATAAAAAAGACATCGGGTATGGGTAAGTCCTGCATTCAATATAGTGGTAAACACGCCCTTGATATCGGCAGCGGTAGGAGAGCCTACAATCCACAATTTATCCATAGTCTGTATTGTTTTCGCGGTTTCCAAGAATAAAGCGTCAGCCGGTTTATCTGTCGAGATAATCCCGAAGAAAGGCACAATACCGGAAGCCCTCAAGATTGCGTCTTTCAGCCGTTCTGTTCCAGTTGCAGCACCGGTTGCGTGTCCTGCCAGTTTCAGAGAGGGGGAAATATCGGTTGCGACCGCAGAGCCAACAGTCAGCGCGGAAGTTGCACCGGTTGTTTTCGATACAAGGGTAATATTTGCCGCTGTTAATTCCCCGGTAACCTGTATGGTTGCTCCTGCCGTGCCCAAAGCCGTAGGATTGAGGGAAGCGGTAGCAAGCAGAAGCGAAGAGCTATCAATCGAGCCAATAACGATATCAGCGTCGGCCGCGCCGTCAATAGCAAGGCTAATTTTGTAATCCGTAGCC